TTTTTCTCATATTGGAAATGATCTGCTTGTTACGTTGTTCTGCATCATAAACGAAAATGTAGTCGAGGTCAAGCCCTAGTATGTGAGACGCAACATACAGGCTTGCATCCATAGTAGCCACGCAATTCCCAATAAAAAGAGAATCGATGGGCCCCTCAACCACATACACAGGCTTACTAGTATCAACTCTATTCCAACCAAATATTTTAGGATTGCTTTCATTCGTTTTGATCGTTATGTATTTTATCTTGGACTGCCCAATTGCTCGTCCTTGAAAGCCGAGAAGATTGTTATCAGCATCATAGAAAGGAATGATGATGCGTTCTTCTTTATATAGTTGCTTGTCATTGTCGGGACAAATGTCTTTGACAAACTTCGCAAAGTCATCAACATAGAACAAATCATCAATTGGCACTTTTCTATCTTCAAGATACTTTCTCGCAGGATGATAAGGATTTAATCCTATGATCCGTTGTGCATTACTATATAGAATGGTTTTCGGTTGTGTTTTGAATGTTGGCTTTGTCACAAACTCATTAACATCAACCTTAGTCGTTGTATTGCTTTGAACAAACGATTCCAACTGATAGTCGTTGTATAGTGCAGGATCAACATACTTAATGAACTTTGGTAGACTCATGGTCGAGTGACAGTTATGACACATAAAGCCAAAGTTTTCCTTTCGCTTATAGATATAACCACGGGTCTTGATCTTGTTCTTCTGGCTATCCCCACAAACCGGACAACGAAAGTTCCATAAAAATTCTCCTCGCTGCTTGAACATGGAAAGTTTAGGAGCGAGGAGAGAAATATACTTCTTGTCGATATATACCGTCATAGGTCACCTAGTCATAATGAAGTCAATACTATATCATTCACTTAACGCTGTGTCAAGTGTTATTTGTTCTTGAGTAGTGGTTTCATCTGGGTAATGACTTCCTTGAGACTATCAATTTCTTTACGGAGGTCTGTTCTATCCTGATCCACTACTGGGATTCTATGTTCAAGTTTCATCTTGATCTCATCCATAGTTTCCTCAAGGTGATTCACCTTTGTTTCAATATATGAAACTCTCTGCTGTAGTTCCATGTCTTTAACCTTGAACTCACCAATTGTCATGAAATAGGCTGCAACCAAACCACCAACTGCTACGATAGCAGTAATGACAGGCGGCATTCTTGTTACGACCTCACCGACTCCATGCTCAAAGTCGTTGCTGTCTTTATCTGACATTGATACTTCCATCCCTTCTGTTCCTTATGCAAAGTCTTTTGGTATATAACGAGGATCAATTAAGTCCAAATCAACTTCCGCAACTTTCATAGGCTTTAATACTCTTTTGGCATTCTCTAGCATGGCAATTCTGGAGTTTAGTCCATTGTAACCGCCATTGATTCTTTTTGTAATTCTTCTAACATCATCTTTATCAGCAAGTTCACTTAGACCATGATCATTCCAATATAGAATAGCGATTCTGACACCAACATCTGGAGTCTCGGCTAACTCTGGCTTACTCACTAGGTCAATACCTAGTTTCTTACCATACTTTTCATAGTTATAGCGTCCAGTGATCTGAATAGGTCCACGACCTCTAAATCTCTTACCATCACCTGCACGAATGTTACCTAAGTCACGACGGCCTTCATAAGCAGCACCTGATGCATATTCTCTAGTTGTTCTGAAATGATCAGACTCGTGTCCTAATTGAGCAAGAAAATGTGCCACTCTTAACTTGGTATTGATACCATTCTTTTCCATATGTGTGTTTAACGCTGCTGCAAGACCTTCTGCAACTTTCTTATTAACAGGTGCTCCGGCAATTTGTCTTAGCATCTGTGGTGTTACCTCAAAACTCATTTGAGCCCTCCGTATCTGATATATCTCATTTCTCCGGTACACTCGTTTCTTACGACGATAGGACCTTTATTCTTATTTGCCCATTCACGGATTTCTGCATAACAATCATCCTCTTCAAGGTATGTGCGCCAGTGTTTACCTTTGCGCTTTGCTAGTGTAAGAGAATGAAACAGTTTAGAGTTTACTTCAAAGACGGTTGCCTTAGCAAACTGACCCTTACGTCTAGACGACATAATGTTATTTGGTTCGGAACGACGAATCATATCAGGAAACAGTAGAGGAGAATTGGTCTTGCCATATCTCTTTTTCTGTGTCTGTGGTGATACACCTGGCTCACCTTTAGCACCAACACCAAGACCGGCTACATTGCCTGAGCCAGCATTATTTACTGGTGCTTCTTCTCCAACGACACGCTTTCTTCTTACTGCGGGAAATGATGTATTGCTAAGAGTTGGGTCACCACCCACACTACCGGTTCCTGTGGCACCAGTTTCTTCTCTATAAGTTTTCATCAAATCTCCCTCAATCGTTTTGCGATGTGTATGTCTACAGTTATGTCTTTTTGAATCACGTAGTATTTATCAAACGACACACTTAGATTATCGGGCATGAACTGTAAAAACAAAAGAAATGTTTTTAGGACGGGGTAATCTTCGGCATCTGTCTTAAAGAATAGCATATTGACAGTGGCATCAACACCAAAGACATTAGAGAGAATGATGATATGGTTAAGTATCAATCTCTCTTTACAATCACCAGTTTGTCTATATTTTCTCAACAACCTTTTGACATATTTAATGCGTTTAAGATCGTCCTCAAACTCCGATTGGATGATATGAGGACGATCATAATGTTTAGCCGCATAGATCAAAAAGTTTTCATCATTAAGATCAAGCATCACATATTAGTCTTGTTCTTTCTTCTTAGCCTTCCAAGCAGTAGCAAAGGCAATGCCCTTTTCCTTCTTGGTTAGTTCGCCGTCTTTAGCATAACCTTTTTTGATATGCTTTACCATACGCTCAAACTTGGCGCCTGGAGGAGCCTTTTCATCAATCTGTGTTTCTCTCTTTTTATTCGCAGCATCAACCTTTTTCCAAAACTCTGGATCTTTAGGTGCCTTTTGTTGAGCAGTTTTTATTCGTCTCGCTCTCTTTGTAGAGTCACCACGAAAAGAAGGTTGACCGCTTTTAACTTCATCAATCTGTTCTTCTTTAACATGCTTAGAATACTCGTTGCTGTCTTTGCCATAACCATGACGACGAGCCATAGACTTTAGTTGTTCTTCTGATTTACCAGCGAACTTCTTAGCCTTTTCTTCTGGTGTCATGTTAGCGATGCGCTGCTTATGCTTGATAACAGAAGCGGGCATACGACCTTCTTCAACAGTTTCTTCCATGTAAGGATGCTTAGGCATAGAAGCATTGACCTTGGCTTTACCTTTCAACTTCTTATCAGCAAGAGCAAGACCCTTTTCACGACCTTCACCAGCCTTGTTCTTATAACGAACAAGGAGGCGGAACATTTCATCCAACTTATCAGCAGATAGTTTCTTATCGCTCTTACGTATAGAAACATCAACAGCAGCCTTAGTGCTTGGTGAGTCACCCTGAGAACAATCACAATCACCTAGTGCGGTGTGTGCTTTTTCTTTAGGTGCCATTGCCTTGTATTTCATTTGATTTTCATATGCATCACAACTTTCAGCAAGTGAAATCTCTGCGGAAGCTAGCAATGATTGTAGTTCAACTTCGTCAACAACTTTAGCAGTTACCTTGAATGAACCACCAAGTGACTGTAGTTGATCACCAGCAAAACCATATCCACCACCAATTGAAGATGATGTGCGATATGATAGGAAAAGAAAGTAACGACCAGGAACATCGTGAACGAATTCACCTTGATCTGTCATTCCCATTCTATGACCGAACTGTTTTAGTTCTACAACTTCCACGCCCTTATCACCTTCAAGATATGCTCTCTTAGGCATGATGATGTGAAAGTATGCTAGTGCTTTTGAAATCTTATGAAGCACGATATACGGTGTTACGGCTGGTTGGGCCGTAACACTTGCGAGGCTTGCGTTAATCTGTCCACGAACAGCAGGTTTATCTAGATCAATACTACCATCTTTAACCTGTGCCGCTGGAAGGACTTCCTCACTAAGATAATTCTTAAATCTAAGCATTATTGGTTATCCTTATACTTTGGCGATTGTAGCGTTTGATGAGTAAACTGTGTTTGCTCCAGTTGTCATTACCATTACACGGAACACATTGCCGTTTGCTGTAATGTTGTTTGCTGTAAGTGTAAGAGTTGTTGGGTTGAAATACTGACCAGCAGAATAAGCAACGTTTGTCCAACCACCATTGTTTCTCTGCCATTGATATGTTAGTGTAGCACCTGTTGGAACAGATGTAGCAGCAACAGTGAATGTCAAATTACCTGCTGTAGCAGATGAATTGCTTGATGGCTGAGTATTGATCTTTAGTGTATAGTCACGGAACTGTGTATCGTCTGAACCATCACTAGACATAGAACCCATAGCAACTAGTGTTTCGTACCATACACGTCCTGCTTTTAGACCCTTGCCTTCGTGACGAAGAACCCAACCAGCATGTTGTGGATGTCCTAGACCACCTTCGTTAGCGGCCTGAATTTCACCAGAAGCAACACCAAACTGACCAACCACTACGTTGCCCTGTGCTGATTTCTGGAATACATTTGCTGTTGTATTGTTGTATAGTGTAGTTCTGTTTACTGCATACTGTGTATTAGAACTTACTTGAACTAGTGCTGCAATATCTGAATTGGCAGCATTATCTACTGATCCCCAAAGAGCCATTTTACTATTCCTTCTTTCTTAGTTTTGTGTTTGATTGTTACCAGGCCCACTTGAAAGGTCATTCTTGATTGGATTGATTTCTACAAAAGTGCCGTCTTTCAAACGCTCTGTATATGATCCATCTCTTTCAAGTTTCTTCTTAGCGGCCTTGTTCAAAGCAACCTTAGTGTCCTCCTCTGCGAGGCGTTTTGCTGAGGTTGCTACCAAATTATATCTCTTACCTTGTCTCTGTGACTGCATGGTATTTCCCTTGAAGGAGCCCTGACGAAATTGCAGGGCTCCAAGAGTTCTATTACCTTCTAACTTACCTTTGTTAGTAGGCATTATACGATTCTATATTTATTTGTACCGACTTGAACACCCTCATTTAGAGAGCCTGTCTTGCGCTTCGCATTTTCTAATGAACCTGGATCCATAGCAGGCTTTGGATTGGTAATTGAAGCACTCTGAGTGGCACCTGGTAGAGGAGCAACACCAGCACCTGCGCCAGTCTTAGGTGTAGCAGTTGCCATAGTTGGTAGTGAAGGTGATGCACTTGGCTTATCAACACCCTTATTGCTTGTTGAATAATCCTTTGTTGCAGGATTTGCCCAAGATGTTGTTGGTGTCGGTGATGCCGCTGGCTTTGGTGCACCTGAAGAATCTTTCACATCAGTAGTTGTCATCTTACCAGTTACTTTTGACATAAACTGTGATTGACCTGCCTTGCGGGCAGCAGCAAATTCTTTACCAAATGCTGTTAGTTCATCAATCTGTGCTGATTCTTCCATATGCTTTGCACGGATTCTCTTTAGAAGGGCGCGGTCAAGAGCGGCACCACGTTCTTTTGATCCATACTTCTTACCGGCTTTAGCAGCAATTCTCTTAAAGCCTGGACCTGGTTTAGCAAGATCCTTACCAGCACGGGCAGCCTTTGCTGAATATGCTGCTTCATCGATTTCTTCTTCTGCAATAGAAACACCAGGAACAGGAGCCTTTGTTACGGCATTCTTGTTAGGTGTCTTTGCTTTCATTGCCCATTCTTTTGGTGCAGTAACAGCATTACCTGTTGGATCAGCCTGACCTTCTTTAATAGGAGATACAGCAGCCTTAGCATTTGACATACGCTGTGAAGTTGGGTTGCCAGCAGTTAGTGAAGATGCAGCACGATCTGGTGCGGAGTAATCTACTTCCTCTTCCCATGACTTCTTTGCTTCTTCCATTCTTTTACCCATAGCACGACCAATGGTCTTGCGACGGTTTAGAAGATACTTATCTGATTTGTCTTTGTCACCATCGTTATCAACGTCACCATCTTCTTTGCCGACTGGATCTAGACCTTCATCGATATCCTTGCCGTGCTTCTTCTTTTCTTTCTTTTCGTGCTTGTCATGCTCTTTATCAGCAGCAGACTTTTCCCACTGAGCAAGGGTCATGCCATGCTTCTTAGCGAGTTTCTTGTCCTCGTCTGTATCTTCTTTTGAGCCTTCCCACTTCTCGTCTTCCTTCATGCACTTGTAGGCTTCTTCTAGTGCAGCATCATAGGCAGCGAGGTTTTCACGAATAACAGCCTTACGACTGAAAACACCGAAATGTTCATTAACCAATCTCTCTGCTTCACGACGAAGATTGCCATCCTTCATGGCAGTCTCCACCGCTTCGACTAGCGGATCTTTCTTTGATGAATTAAATTTGTTGTTAAACATTGTTGGTTCCTTTTGAATTGAAAATAGGATACTATCCTTTATTTAGTTTTCTTTACTTTTCTTCTTAACTTAATTCCAAATAATCCCTGCTTTTCAGCATCGATCTGATTTGCACCAATTGGTCTTGTATATTCCATCTCCCATGCATTAGGAGTAGCACCAGTGAATGATGAATATGGATCATCAAGACTTTCTCTTTGTTGCAATTTCATAGCAGTCTCTTTAATTTTCTGCTCTGCTAATTTCCCATACTTCTCTTTGAATCTTCTACGTGTTTCTTCTTTGACCATCCATCTTCCGATAGGATCATTAAGAGGATTGAATGGTAGGGTTTGATTGTCACCGAATGTTGGTTCTTTTGGATATCCAAACTCTTGACCAATTCTATCTGCACCAATAGGTAGTTTTGGAACAGGTGCTTCTTTAGTCTTATTAAATTCAAGGACCTTCATAGGCTTAAACGGACCGGGTGACTGACCAGGAGTATCTTTAGCATATCTGTCTGTAAGTTTTGAGGTGCCCCAATTACCGGCACCACCAACAGGATTCTTTCTTGTGGTTGGAGAAAAGTCTGAATAACCTTCTAGCATGTTCTCAAAGTTATAATCGATTTTGCTTAACGTAAAGGAACGAACATCGTTAGTTACACACTCGATTAGTTTGTCATGAGTTTTCTTTATTACATCAAAAGGTTGATTCAAGTCTAAATCGTTCTTGACCTCGATTACTTGCTCAAACAATTCATCATACTTTTCTAGAACATCTTGTGCATTTTTCCATTTGTTAAAGCGGACTGTTTCGGTTAATACTCTGCCACCTTTAGATGATCTTGCTTCATTTCTTTGTTTCGAAACTTCGTTAGAGGTATTGACAAAGACCATCATAGTCTTATAGCCACAACTTTCTAGGATGTCTTTGATTTCTTTTGTTTGATCGTATGCAGACATTGTACCATTGATGACTAGATTATCACCGGTACAATCATTATAAGAGAAGTTCTCCTGGGAGACTTCAACATAGTCTGATGGTAGAATGGCTTCTTTTAGTATCTTATCTTTACCAGAACCAGGAACACCACCAAGCAAGATGGCTCTATGTTCTAGAACATAGTTCATATCAAAGTAGAATGGGTTTTCTCTGGCAAAGTATCTCATTACTCGACCTGCCATATAGTTTGCTTCGTCCTCAATAGGAGAACCAGTGGCACCTTCTTTTGCTACATCTTTTAACTTACCATCTTCATTCTGCTTATGATGAACCAACTCGTGTGCAACTGACCTAAAGATATCCATCGGATGACGGTTCTTGGTCATAATGATAACTTCTTTATTGCAGGGAGAATATGCAGCGAAAGATGGCTGCTCACCTTGGTCTGATGGTTCTTTATACTTTAAACCAGGCTTGTCTTTGATCTTTAGATACTTGCAGGTATAGTCAACGAAGTCGTGGAGTTTTTCATCAAACTCTTTACGTGACATACCTTCTGTTAGATATTCTTCTCTGAGTTGAGACTTAGTAGCAGTAAAAATCTTTCTCGCTAATGTTCTATCTTTAGCAGCAGATGCCTTAGCGAATGTTGCAAAGTCTCCTTTACGAACCGCTGCTCTTAGGTCTGTACCAGAGATACCTTTCTTTCTAGCACCTGATGAAACAACTTGTAACTTTTTGAATGGGTAATGAATCTTGGGGTCGAAACCTTTAGCAGTCTTGGGCTTAACATACTTACTGAGTTGTGTCTTAAACTCTACTACACGATCATCACCTACAACAAATGTAACATCATCGTAGCCTTGATCTGCTAGTTTCTTACAAATAAGAAACGCAGTTTTTGCTGAAGGATCATCGACAAAGTTAACACCAGGAAATATCTGACGAAGAAATGCCATCTTCTGTGCAGGTGCTAGTGGATTCTTGGAGGCATCATGAGATTGTGATGTGTATATGCGATGCTCGGCACCTGTTCTCTGTGCCAATCTGACAGCATAATTGATTAGTTCGGCATGACCAGTTGTTGGTGGATTATATCTACCAAACGTAAATACTATTTTCTTTCCCATGTGTCTCCCTCTACAGGACTATATTATATTATTTAGTCTGTTCGTATTTCTTTTTGTCTCTTGCTTTCTTAACAATCTTTTTGATTGTTTGAGTAACAGGAACAGGCTTCCTCTTCTTGTCCATTACTTTCCCCAGTTCTTGATTGCTAAGAAGTTTGCTCTACTAAACTCCATACGATCAACTAATTTAACCGCATTACCACCAGATGACCAAGCAGCAACATATCCCTCAGGAGTTGTTACTTTATATCCACCAGATGGTGTATGTAAGAATGTGCCAATATCATTACACTCATTAAACTTTCTGATTAGAATTAGTTTAGCATCAATCAACAGATTTTGTAGTCTAAAGATTGATCTAAGTCCAGCCAGATTGTTATGAAACCAACGCATGATAGTATCTTTTTCTTTTCTGCGATTGGCTTTAGTATCAGCACGTTTAGCATCTGCAATAGTCTTATTATATTTAGCAGCAACAAAGTTCATAACTTCTTTAGCAAAGTCTGGGCCCATATGCTGACCTTCACGTACCTTTTGATTCATGTATGTCATGATCGGTACACGATATGTTTCATTAGATGATATCTGATTTAATAGAGAAGCAGGAATAGTTCTGAATAGAGAACCTGCTTGTGATAGAATTGAGGTAAGTCTAGCGTTTTCTTCTTTTGTTAGTCTAGCAGCCTTTGTAACATCTACTAGTCTATTGGTTCTGAACCAGACATTCTTTGATTTTCTTAGTGAGGTAATATCAATGTCGAAGTGTGTTTGTAGTGTTTGCATTGTCTTACCGGTATATGTGGTATGAAACACAATGCCAATCTGTGCTGCTCTAATCTGTGCAGCAAGTGGTGTGCCTTCTGGTACGGCATATGCAATAGTATTAGGACGAAATACAACATACTTTTTACCGTCAATAGTTTCGGTCTTTAGATCGTTCTTAGAGAACATAAAGTCACCATGAACGATACCTTTGATACCGAGTGCAGGTAGATACTTCAATGCATCTGATAGTTTATCGGCAAGACCACCTTGATGGTTTTCTCTAACATCCGCTTCTGTATAGTTTAGTTTAGCGTTCTTGGCAAAGATAGACTTAGAGCCAACAAAGAACTTACCGTTCTCAGGATTGATACCAGCATAGATAGCAGGTGCACCATCGAACTTAGTTCTTAGAATGAGATTGCCTGCTGCTTCTGATATTGTGGTACCATCATCAGCAAACATATCTCTTAGTGAGATAAGAAACTGGATAGCATTACGTGTACCAGCAACACCACCTTCTAAGACAGCATCTTCAATATGTGTAAGATGACGATCCTTCTCGGCTGCTGCTTCGTTGAGGTATTGGGAGAGTTTTATCACTTTTTGCCTTTTGGTTTAGGTTTACTTGGGGCAGTTAAATCAGATTTTCTAATCACAACCTGTCCACCAGATTTTCTATCTTTAGGAACAACCACTGGTCTTAGTCCTTTATAGCCTGGAATATTACCTCGACCTTGGTCATTTCTAACAACCAGTGCTGGTAGTTTAGTTGGTGGGATATCTTCCAAGTCTTTCCAAATAAAATCTACAGTGACAGTCAGTTTTTGTTTAGACTCACTCCAACTAAACGAATGTTCGTTAAAAGTTTTCTTTACAATTGCACCACCAAGTTCGATAATATCCGTACCAAAGATTGCAGTTTCTTTTTCTTTTTTGGTCAGACCGTCCATGTAGATTTCTTTGTCTAGTCTAAATGTTTTCGTTCCTACTTTAGTAACCTTGACTAGGTTGTTTGTTACTGCATATTCTAAGATTTTCGCACCGACTGGATTCCAGTAAGAGTCACTAGATGCCCAGTTGCCTGCGTTCTCTTGTTTAATTGAAATAGGAACTCGTCTCTCTCTTCCAGCGGGTTTTGAAATTATGATAACGTCACCCTTGGCACCAGTACCAACGGCTCTATCTGCCTGCTTTCTATCAGCGTTTACGACTTTGCTGACAACCATAGACTTACCACCACCTCTAAACTCTACTGTTATATAACCATTTTCAGATAACTCTCTTGCATGTCGTATGATGGCTTGTTCGAGCAAGATTTCATTCGAAACACCCGGACGCTCTGCACCGGTTTTACCTTTTGGTTTGACATAGACAACTAATTCACCATCACCATATTTTTCGGTAGATTTGACCAAGACCTGGCCAATAGTGGAGCCATATCGGTCACTAGTATCAAAATCGGCGATAATATTTGCCGCACTAAGTTTTGTGGCAATACTTTGTAAGTTGCTGATTCTTGTTTTTTTGATATCTTTCGCTATTTCTAGATAGACAAGAATTTTTTTCTGTCCACCTTTACCAACTTCAATATCACTGTATCCCATTTTTCTCAGTTGTGACACTAATTCATCACGACTTACAGGAACCTTTGCCATCTATATCCCCCGACAAGTTGCTTGCTTTATATTTAGCATATCGGAGGATCAAATTTTGTCAACCCTTTTCTATGAACTTGATTAGGTCTTCCGGCTTGATCATAATGAACTTCTCATTACCATACTTCTTTCTGACCTTTTCGGCAACCACAGAAGAACTTTTCTTGTCTGCGGCTTCTAGAGCCTTACCATAATAATCTTTCATCTTTTGAATGTCATCTTTTAGATCGGCAATCTCTTTCTCATACTTTGCCTTATTAAGAGGTTGAAAATGTTCCTGAAAGCCTAACCAAAACTCACGAATGGCAGCGTCACGACCGATGCCTTGTGGTATAGTCATATCACCAGTTTCAATATTGACACCAACCTTACCGACTTTGGTTACAATCTCAATAACACTCGTTGGTTGATTGGCAACTGAGAATGTGTGTGATCGATCATTACTTATTGAAAGTTGACCATTTGTGATTGGAGCCGAAGCGATATTGGCGAAAGATGATGGTGTATTGTTGATTGCACTAACAGATTCCCAACCACCAGTGGTATAAACTTCTATTTCACCGATAGCGTTCATACGTTTGTCACCAAAGCGTGGTGGTGCTTTTGCTGTTTGGCCAACACCAACATTCATAGCATTTTTCACATTCTTAATATTAATAGCCATTAGTCATGCACCTCAAAAACGTGATAGGTACGGGGACCATTCACCATACCAATATACTCAAAGGTTTTCTTTTCATAGTTCTCAATCGTCTGACCCTCAACAACGATAGCAAACCATCGTTCTTTTAATTTGTGTTCAGGATTCACGATAGCATGAACCTGTATCCTACCACCGTCATGTGGCCATGTGGTTGATGCATTAATAACCTTAGCACCCTTTGGCATGTCTACACGACAAAAGGACATAAGGCCTACATCATCTACTGTGTCTACTTTATATTTGTGTATCTCTTTGGTCATTTCTTATCCCACTTTGCTGCTTTGACACCTGCATATACCTCTACGCTATCCATAGCATAGTTTTTCATTTCTTCAAAATAGACCATATCATTTTTTACCAATTCATGTATTAGTTTATTTGCAAGATTGTGTTTTACACTTTGCATGAGTGCGGTCTGATTTGATGCCATGTGTAAATTATAATCACTTATTGCTTCTCGTGCGGTAAAGGTATATGTTTCTTCAAACCCGCTGCGGAAGTCTTGTAAAGAATAGTTTGGTTTTGCTGGTTTAGGTTCAATATCAACACCAGCCTTCTTTAGATAGGCCTTACAGAAAGCAATACGTGCCTTATCATCGGTACACTTTTCGGCACCACGTTCAAATAGAGACTGTGCCAGTTTTTCTTCCATTGTCTCGTTCATTGTAACACCTCAAAGATATAGTAGTTCACAGGATAATATCCATTTGCAGGAGTCCAGTAACTCGGTTGTTGTGTTTGCATCCTTGTAATGAACCTGAAAGGTTTTTTTGTAAGTGATCAATATTCGTATATGGGCTTACTACCATAAAAGTTCTGACAACCGTTATATCACCTTCTTCTAAGATGGACATAATGACATTATCATCCCTAGAAAAGACATCCAATATCTGGGAGTTCTTTTTGGTTGTAACACCAATGATATTACCAGAACCAAGATTGCCTATACTAGTCATAGGTTTTTCAGCAACCTTCATTATTGATCTTCCTCTATCAGTTTCTTACAACGTCTCTTCCAATCGTCACGCTGCCACTTTGCTTTGTCGTGTGAAAGTTCATGGTAATCGTTAGCGATAAACTGGACCAGTTCCTCATATCTTTGTAGCCGCTCTATTTCATCATTAGATTTCCACTGGGCATCTTTTAGATCCTGAACAATCGTATCAATATCGGTCATTCCACCACCTCATAATCTCCATCATCACAAGTATAAACAGTTCTTTTAAAGCCAAACTCAGCGATTGCTCTAGCACAACCAGCACACGGCTTAGACAAACCCCATACAAACTTATTGCTGAAAGGTTTCTCCTTCTTTACTCTCGTGATATAAATGTCACACTTGGAAAGATCATCCACGTCCATTTCACGCAAGGCATTCTTTATAGCAGCCACTTCCGCATGTAGGAAGATAGCGTGTTCATTCTTGGAATACTTGGCTTGAAGCGGATGGGATTTCATGCTATTCATACCGATAGATATGATGCGGTTACGGCAAACGACAGCGGCCGCAAACTTTTCCCGGTCATTGGGATTAGCAGCGGCTACTTTCGCAAGAGTATGGAGAATACCTACGTTCACATTTTTCATAATATCATTATATACGACCTAGATTAGGAAGTCAAGACTGGATACTTGTTTACAATCTTACCTTTAGCGGTAGATACAGTGCAAGGAATAGGCTTCCCTACATCTTTTCCGTCGTATCTCCAGTTGATCTGAATGATGCCGACACCACGGGCATGCCATGCTCTCCAGCCAGCAGCCTTACCAGAACCAAATGATTGATCATATTCAATCTCAATAACGTCTGTGTAACCTAGTAGGAGATTATATTGATTGCAGAACTTAACTCTTTGATTACCTACTGTTGGTGCTTCAAACTTAGTCGATGCAATAGGATCAATCTGTATTGCTGCACTAAATTCATCACCAATGTTCTGTAAGCCTCCCCAAAAGATTTCCTTATCTTTGACGAAAGCCGTTGTTCTATATGTTGTCCAGAACTGATATGATCTTCTAGGGTAGATATCTGCGGTCTCCGTGACACCACGTGAGCCTAAATAATCCATTACCCATGTTGATGTCCACTTGTTGTCATGATAATCTTCTTGGTAGTAATGTCTATTGTCACCTGAGTTCCATACAATAAATGAATATGGTTTGCCGTCTGCACCATCACCGAAGTTGAATACTTTCAATTCACCTAGTTTTGGTTGTGGCCAATAATCTCTGAATAAAAATGCCATGTGATCACTCCGTGGTTATTTCCTCTTTGTATTTTCCCCACTTATTTATAGGGCAGACCGAATCTACAAACATAGTTTTAACTTTCATAAAACAACCACATTCTTTACACTGATCTATCGAAGAATTGTATGAAGGGCATTCACGACAGATTTCCAGCCTTTCATGTGATATCTTCTTACTTCTAGTCCAAACAGTGTCGAGTTTCATTTATTCTCTCCGTAATTCAACCTGTAGTAGTTCAGTAATAACTTTATGTTCTTCGGTGGTAGGATATTCTAGACTCTGTGGTATCCCACACATCTCCTTGACAACGCTATTTATAGTTGTTCCTCTAAACAGGTATTGAGGAACATCATTGAATATATCCTTATCACAATGCTTCATCCAACCATCAAACATTATGAACTTACAACCAGACTTCTGTAAAACATAGACAGAACTGGTCAACATTACTTTAAACATTTCATGATGCCACTTTTCGTTCCAAAATGTATTGTATGCATGAAACATAAACTTTTTTGAAAACTCGTCAGTTGTATGTGGTAATATGGTGCGACACATACTCTTAGATCGAATACCATAATCCTCCTGCACAGAATCTACTATTTTATATTTTTCATCTTCGAACATTGTTGACTTGTATTCATAGTTTGGATTGACACCCATTTCTATCCTATCAAATCCAGACCATTGAATGATAACAATGTCATCGGAAGTTAAAGGAAGAGACTGTAAGATTCGAGCAGCCCTCCAGTTACTAGCACCAGGAAAAGACAAATCTTCCAACTCGACACCTAGATTTTGTGATAGTAGGCCAGGCCATGTTATTGATTTGCGTTCCTCTTCGGTATACTCTTTATAGAAATTCCATCCAAACGTCATGCTGTCACCAAATGTATAAAGCATATCAGTCTCCAAAACCAAATGGGCACTTACTCTCACGTTTTTTATTACGCACTACTAGTGCTTTTGTTCTTCTCCATCCCATTGAAGTACCTGTAACGTTGTATGTTTTAGTCTTTAGTTCCTCTTCGGTAACAACATGATTGTGTATCTTGATCTTTTTATCTGTGAGAGGTACGAACTGAGCAAGAGGTTGTCCCATAGGTATTACAAACTGGTCATGCACATCTTTACGTAACGTGATGAACACATTACTACCTGTCTGATGATGGAAGTTGACAATACCAGGTAAAACATGGAAGTTAAACTTTTCAAGTGACCATTGTGCTCCTGTTAGAAGAAATTGAACATCTTCTTTAGTCTGAATTATCCAGGGGCTATGAAGTTTTAGGATGTGATGATTTAAGAATCCTGGTTCCACTTGATCATTGTTATGAATAATAGGTGCTTTACCATTCGAGTAATGATATGTTATGCCTGTTTCAATAACGTTAACAGCAAAGTCACACCAGTTCTCTAATATAAAACCTTTACTATATAAGTCATGAAACCCTGGACAAGACTTTAAGGTTCTATTTGAAAGAGTCCAGTCAAAGTTAATATAACCATTTTCGTCTGTTTTGTATTGTGGCCATTTTGTGTTTGATGTTTTGGGTGACAAAACCTTATCATACCAATCAGGTTTTGCTTTAGATGCTTTAACTATAGGTGTGAACTTATATGCATCGTTGTTAGCAGTAAAGCAATCAACATTGATTACTGATGTTCTGTGAAAAAAAGAAAACATGACGAACTCCATTTGATATAAATATGTATGCACCAATTCTTAGGGAGTAATAGATGACAACCGTAACTACTTTAAATTTGCCAGCGTTTGATGATTACACAGTAGAGTCCGGGACTGTTGCGGACGAATATTATGCACACCAGAAGTATTACTCAGGAAACAATGTTATCGTAGAAGCATTTGTATATTTCGAACAAGTTGATGGTGAGCCTCTAAAATGGCCTTATAAGTTTGTGATCAAGGATCACACAGGCAGTGTCAGTGTAACAACGACCGAAGAGTAACTTATGTCCAGGATATGGCAACGTTACCAGCAGTACCATTAGTACCTGGGCTGGCCGATTCACCACCGCTACCACTTACACCTGGTGCACCAATTGAAATTGATAGGGTACCGCCATCAAAAACAGAACTTGTATAGCCTGGTGAATCGGCATCAGTCCAAGTCCATGTTTTTGTAACTCTTCCTCCAGCACCACCATAATTACATCCTACTCCACCGGCAGCACCACCACCTACTGTGACAGTTCCTCCTGTGCCACTACCACCATTACCTGATGGAGGACAGTAACCGTCACCGCCTGCTGCTGAGCCTGTTCCACCATATGCTATTTCTGTAGTCATATTAGGACCAGAAACGTTTGCTTCTCCACCGTTAGTACCTGCACCACCACAGTAACCATATACGAAACCGTCATTACCACAACCACCGGTTGGTCCACCACCTGATGCATATATGGTAACTGTTAGAGATTGATATCTCTGAATACTCCAGGTTTGAACTGCACCAGTGTATGAAAAAGCGGCACTTCCTGGTGTTACCCATCTTTTACTATATGCATCAGATACCGCAATTTGGCTTAGAGCAGTTGTCTTGCCAGTTAGAGTTCGAATGTTTGTATCATTCAAACTTGTTTGTGCGGTGTTTGATTTCAAAACTTCTACTGAAATATCACCTAAAGAGAGAACACCAGAAGCGGGCAAACCTGTGGACATAGACTGAACTCCTTATAAATCTATACCCTTATTTAGTAACAAAAAAAGGGGAGCATTTCTGCTCCCCTCCATATTATCGCTGGACGTGCATGTGATTAAAGTGTCCGGCAACACGCCACAACACTGTATATCCCTCGCTCCTTAACTCGTTGGCGAGGTGATCAAACCTACCTGCATACCCAGAACGTGCTTCAACCACGCCTCGACCCACATTGATGTCGATGGCACGGCCAGCGTAGTGTGCCCAACCATGATGAACATGATGGACTCCACCGAATGATGGATGCTCCGATACACGGAAGCCTCTACGCTGCAAGTCATAGCCTAGAGCGACTAAGGAGTTTGAAGCGTGACCGAAACCCCAGTGATCTTCTTGCTCCTGATGATATGCTCTGGCTTGTCTCTGATTTTTAAAACGGGGCTGAGGTGAGACTGCCCAATCATCACCACCAAGAATAGCGGAGAGAGGATCAGATTCCTCAGCAACGTGATTGCCTGAATAGCGGCTTCTTGCTTCTGCGGTACCGCATAACGCAAGTACCGTGAATAGAGCAAATAAAACCTTCTTCATTCTAGTACCTTTCTGTTATGCCTCCACGCACAATACTCCACAGTAAACGAAAGATTAATGAAATGTGGGATTGATTTAGACCGAAGTCTGACGAGGAGGGTTGATGCACCAGTGCCATTACATCCGTGGTCACCGGTGCGGTTGAATCTAAGGGCAATATGACTGTCCCTTAGATATCTATTTAGTAAACTCGTAACTTACATTTGTCACCATGCCATTTCTTCATGTTTAACGTATCTACGAGTTTACCGCAATGAGGGCATTCTGTTTTTTCTGCTGGTTTACCTTTATTCCACGCAGATTGAACACCTTTCTTTCCTTTGTTCCAAGGATCTTTGCCTAAGTTATAGTGAGGTTGTGTCTTATACTTTTCTCTAATAGTATTAGACCTTTTCTCCACAACTTCTTTTGGTACAGGACCCATTTTGAGCCCTTTATTCCAGGCAACTTGTAATCCTTTTTTACCTTTATTCCAAGGTGGTATTAAAACACCTTCTTCATCGTATTGACGATATCCGGTATCTAGAATCGAAACTGTTGTTGATATACCGAGGGCCTCGGCGAATGGACAATAAATAGACATGCTGGCGCTCCTTTGTAGCGTTAGGGCTGGTAGGGACGGCAATCCCGTGACCAGCACATCTATTTAGTATTTTTCACTTTGCAACTCAGGGAACTTGTCAGCGCAAATGCTGGCAGCCCAAGCCTCTGGTTTCACTCTTGGGGTCACTCCCGTCATACCCTTAATATAACCAACGGCTTCATTGATAACACAAGATGAACCATGCTTAAAGTCTGGGTTGATATCAATGTGAACTTCACATTCTCTATCACCAATGGACTCTGCCAATTGAAGATACAATTCAGCAGCCTTGATTGCTTCGTTCATTAGTCTCATTCTTGGCTTATCTTTTGATTGATCATAATCCCTTTCGGTTACAATCTCACCAAACACCTTAGCACCACGGTTACCATCATAATGAATAACAACTACGGTAGCGTAGTCTGCCCACCAGATGCCGTGTCGTCTATGACGTTCCGAGTCAGCACCAATGTAGATTTTTGTTGACTCGGAGGTGTTCTCAATAAACTCTTTAACATCTTCTATGTTCATTCTCCGAGTCATGATACTTACTCTCTTTCTATGTAATGCTCTACTATTCGCTCTGGACTAAAAAACTGTTTTACAACTTCATGCACATGACCAATATCATATGGTTTGCATGAGAAAACATCCAGATAGAAGTCGCCTGTGTCATCACAGAAATGGGCACAGATATTAGATGTTTCAATCAACTGAACCAAGGTCCAGCCCTGCTTTTCATCTTCACCAAAATGAATGACTTGGGGTTCTCCGTAAGCCTTCATATTAATACGGTTTACTAATGCTTTAGCAAACGCAGCAATATTGTTTTTATTTGTTACTAGATCCTTGTCGCCTGAATAGCAATCAAGGCTCAAATGATATCCCCAAGCCATTTATCTCTTCCTCTGTTAAATGTCTTTTTGTTTTGTCTGCTTCTTATAGTTGTTCCAGATTTCTTCAATCGCATTAGGATTCACAATCACATTACCCATAGTGGCAATCATACAACTTGTTTCACCCTTAGGTACTGTTCCTGTAACGACAATATTGGTACCACCGATCCACACTGTTTCGATGACACCTTCCTTGTTACCTTCTTTGCGTGTCATATTTAGCAACAGAGAATAACCCTTGTCACTCATAATCTTTTCAATGTCCTTGTTATCAGCACAAGGGAGTTCTTCCTTCTTGGCCTCTGCTCCATGAGCGTAATAGTTGAACAGTGTAGCAGGGATAAAGCCTAGTAGAAAAAAGCCAACATGACGAAGTTTCATTTCATTCCTCTGGGTATTTGGTGTGAACAGAATTACAGTAACTTACCAATGATACATCGGAGTTACCACTCTTATACTTTGTAATGAGTTTCTTAATGGGTGCGGTCACAAGGTCCGCAAACCCGTCTGCTATATGTATGCCTTCGCTGATATCAAATTCTGGTAGATTGAATGTTTTGATATATTCACGTTTTGCATATTCTTCATTATCAGCATTGATGATCATAATTGCTTGAGTATGACCATCTTTGTTTTGGATGTCAGATGTGATAGTGAAGTAACACATATTACCAG